CCTTGGTCCTCTATCCTACCTCGATCTTCTATAGGCCAATTGCCTCTCTGCCTAGCCCTCCGAATGCGTGACTCCTTGGCCTTCCTGGTCAGTACCTTGCGTTTCTTCACCTCAGTATCTACACTCTGCGTTGATACTGCGGATCCACGCAAAACGGCCCATGCAATCGACACAACACCGGTGACGGCTGCGATGGCAAGTGCCACGGGCGCCGATGACTTTACGGCCTTCCAGACATCGGAGAGGTCCCAATCGTAGCCTTTAGTCAAATGATTGACCTTGGTGAGTACGCGTGCATCCCACCTATCATAAAAGTCATAGTACCCTTGGGGGGCTACACTGCCACCATCTGGATCGGTGTAGTCGTCATCATCATCATCATCCATCTGGGGAATCACAACCGGTGGTCCCTCTGCCAGACGCTCCTCAATGAGTCTGTTGCGCTCGGCGTGAAGCCTGGCGTGCTTCCTATCGTAGATGGCTTGGTGATCCCTGCGGTGCTGTTTCATGATCTCTATAGCTTGTTCAACGGTGATCGGGTCTCCAATGGGGAGTCCAGTCTTAAAATTCATAGGGACCATGCGCTGAGGATAAACGGAATCACCATAAAACTCCTGGTTTAGCAGAAGGGGGTCTATCCTGCCTTCTTCGTCACAATACTCAAGACCCAAGGTCATCTCGTATCCAAGATGGATGCGTCGGTGTATGGCGTCGGGGCAGGCTATGGATTTAAGAACATCGGGCCCCCATCTGGCCACGTTGGTCGTCATAAGGACATACTTCATGTGGAACGGGGTCTTACCCTTCTCCTCTACAGCCGCCATGGGGGGCTCAAAATGAGCCTCATTGACTATCTGTGTGAAGGCCGTGACGGCGGCACCAGGGTCAGTACCAGTGTCCTTGATTGCTAGAAACTCCTCTATGACCAAAACGTTGTCGGTGCAACACAACCCATCAAAGTGCTTCGCGTTACAATTCAGATAAAAGACTCCAGGTCGCTGTGTCGGATCGAGGGTGGCGTACTTAGTAAGTTCGGCGTACGGCAGTGCATCGATAACGGCACTTTGGGTCATGTGATCTAGAATGTA